GCCTTCGAGGCGTTCAAGCTCTCCTGGGTATCGACCAGCAACGTCAAGGGCGTTTCTCAGGCTACCGCAAAGATCTTTCAGGAGGAGCGTGATGTGGGGGTGGATTCCAGAAACGCTACACGTGGTTACGTTCAGTACCTCTACAAGATGGGCGTCCCAGGAAAAGATATCATGCCCCCAGCTGACTTTTCCTTTGCCAACCTGAATTCTTTACCTGTTCCGAAGGGAAAGAAAAGTGGAATCACTCACATCAAAAAAGGAGTCTTTATCGATGCGTTCAAGAAGGGGATTAAGTTCGTCGCCCAAGGCAACAAGGAAGATCTTAAGTCAATGGCTGCCTGGGAGCTCTCGATTGTCAACCACCTGCTTCAGGCCATACCGGACATGAAGGGAAATGAGTATACCTGGCGCGATATGTTTGATCTCATAAACAAGATCGTCGCCAAGGCGGAAGTTCGAATGCCTGGAGACGACCCCGATAAAGTTCGTCTTTTCTTCATCGTGAACATCTACAAGTACATGGCGGACGTTATCCTCAAGAAACCCGGTCACAATCACCTCATGCGCAACTACTCTAACCTCATTGGACACAGCTGGGTTGGATCCGGAGCCGAACGCTTTCTCAGGCATTTTCTATTTGGACAGGGCCCGGAGTCTGAGTGGGGGTATGCTGATGTGAAGGCCAAGGACACCAAGTTCAAGGCGCGTGACCTTCTGGTTCATGCCATGATGTGCTGGTTCTACTTCAAGGGAGACGCGGATAAGTCTACCCGCGAATTCCTCAAGTGGTCGGCTCACAACACTGCATTCAAGTATGTGAAGTGGCTTTCGGATGACGATCTTTATGCCCTTGTGCTTGGCGTCCTGTTCTCAGGGGACTTCATCACAAGCACTGGGAACACATGTCACATGGGTGAGAAGTGGGAAGTCGCAAAAATTGATCTTGCGCAGCGTTTCCTCGATCGGTGTAAGACCTCCCCACCTGCTGGCCCCGCCTTATCCTTGAAAGACGCCTCCAGACTCGTCACCCACATGATTGATGATCCTTACAACATGATGGGTGATCAAGGAGACAACATGCACACACGTATACCTCTAGTGTACAAGGAACACGGGTTGTTGTCGCTCGAGATTTTTGGCGAGTGGCTGAAAGAAACATGTTATATGGCGTTGAAGAAGGAGGAAATGGGGATTGCCCCATCGCCCATCGCTTCCCTTGATCTCCAAGCTCTCAAGGAGGGGAAGTACAGGTTGGATCCAATGAGGAAGGGAACGGAATTCCTCAAGAGGCGTTTCATACTTGTCGAGTACGGCGGCGAGCGTCGTGTTGTTCCGTTCCGCGAGGTGAAGGACTACCATGTGCGTGTCGGCAGGTCAACCCAGGACCAGGATGACCCTCGTATGAATATTGCCAGATGCATTGGGCTCATGTGGGACACCATGGGAACGAATCCTGAGGCCGCCGCTTTTCTCCAACGAGCGATCGACAATGCAGTTGCTCAGGCCATCGTGCGGGGGATCCATGAGACGGAGGAGGCAGTCTGGGCAGGAATTGGAGATTT